CACCAGTAGTAGATGATACCCCAATGATAGAGCCATTAACTCCCAACCCATTTGCTACAGATTGTTGGTTCATATTCCAAGGCTTCTCGATATTACCGAGCTCCTTAGTAGTAGAATTTAGTTTGAATTCATGGTCATCTATGTAACCAGCAACTACTCCATCCTTCATACCCTCTTTAACATTACGTTTAAGGATATTAAGTTCATGGTATAATCGGGATTCATAAGCTTTTATACTCTCATTTGGTCTTTGTGGAGATTTCTGCATCTTAGCTTCTAAGAAACCAACCATACCACAAATCTCCATGATATGTTTGAAGTTAATCTTCATATCATTTTGTCCTTTGAGAGAATCCAATGCAGGCATAAATGGAGGAACTCCATAAGGTTCATCGGTATCATTGAACATACCAACATAGAAATAGGTTTCTGGGTTAAGCTTAATGTAATCTTGTTGCTTAACAAAGAAATTCATATTCTTTTGGTAAGGAGCATACACCCCATTTAATTCACGTTTAAACTTGATGTGTTCTGGCTTAAGGAATAATACAGTAGCCAAACCATCAAGCTTATCATTTGGTACTCCTTCTACGGATATTGCCCCACTTACAAGAAGTTGAACAATCATTTTATTAACTAAACCATCTATACCAGCAGTATATCTGGTCCATCCCTTGGTGGCTTTCTTAAGATGTTCTCTCATCTTTGAAGCCTCTTCATCGGTATTATTAGGGAAAGTTACTGTATGACTGGTGTTAGCTAACTTAAACATATCTTGCAATGCAATGCCCATATCAGGATTTACCTTATATAAATCCCGAATTAAAGGTATCACATCAACACGAAAAGAGGGTTCAACTAATTTAGTCAACCCTTGTAATGATGTAATTAAGTTATCGCTATCATCGTCAACTGAAACCCTACCAGGTGAAATTGATGTGGCAGGCTTCTCCTCTTTATTAGAGGATGTACCATTCTTGGGAGGGTCCTTCTTACGTCCCCAACCCCAACTAAAATTGAAGTACTTTTTCATCTTGGTTGTACGATTACGTTAGTTTTTCCTTTCCTTATGTGATTACATATTGCTTTTCCAAAGATATCATCATCGGCATATACATCCCCTTCAAGGTCTACATCTACAGCTGAATTGTTAGCCCTATGTTTACCCATTGCAACAGGTCTACCTAAACCATCATAAATGAAGGTATAAGCTTCTTGTACAAAGAATGGGTCCTTAATGATTACATGATCTAATCGAATATCTTCTTCCAAGTTCTCTATTATCACTGAACGATTCTTTTGGGTGGTTAACCAACCAGGGGATTTATCCATTTCAGGTCTACTTTTACCTTTTTTCTTTAGCATCTTCTGGTAGTAGTAAAGGTTAGGGTAGCCTTCGTCTTGAAGCTTAGAAGTTACTGATAAACCAACGTCATTGGATTCTGGAGCTATTACTGCCCAGTTAAACAACTTCCCAGTATCACCAAGTAACTTAGCATAAGCTCCCACTGCCATTCTTCCCTTATATACTACTTGTTCTTCTCCTAGCTTATCCATACAAGTAAATGAAGAGTAGTCAGAAGCTCTACCAGTTGAAACGTCTGCACCAATGAAATATTCTTTATCTGATTCGGGTTCACAGAATTGTCGGTATTGACCATTAAATCTCTTCTTAATAACTGGGTAATCACTAAGGCAGTCTTCGATAGCTTTAATATCGGCTAAGTCGAAGACTGTATTACCAGATGATAAGAAGTCACCATCAATTTCTTGTGCAGTTCGTTTTGCTCCCAAAGCAGAAGACATTTGGTTATACCAATTGATATCTCGTTCTGGGTGCATTTGCCAGTATAATCGAATTGGGTTAAAAGGATTACCTCCTGCAATGGCATCTACCCAAGTTGAGTGATAGAAATTACCAACTCCATAGGGAGTGGAATTGACGATGGCAGCTCCACCAGTGGAAAGAGTAGGGAATGCAGCAGCCCAAATTTGAGCAGCCCATCTTACTACTGCTGCCTCGTCAATTACCAGAAGAGAAAGGGATTCCGAACGACCGGCTTCGGATGATGTCGGAATTGATTCAATAAATGACCCATTATCAAATTCTATCATGGAAGCAGAACCGTATTCTCCAGCTCTACCATTGATTATGGGAGTTTGAAGGTACCATGGAAGATTCTTGTACATGAACTTAATCTTCTTAAGCACCTTCTTAGCAGTTGTGTCTTTGATAGAGATGATGTTTATCTTTTTGTTGGGATGGTACATCGCCAACCAAAGACAGTACATTGAAATAAGTTCTGTAATTCCTGCCTGACGGAACTTGAGAATGATATTGAATCGTTGGGCAATGAAATTGTAGAGAACTGATTTCTGAAATGGGTATAAATCAAATCTTACCTTTCCTCTTACTGGATGTATCACATAGCAAAAAAGGCTAAAAAAGAAAACATCACTAGAAACTCGGGATAGGTTTGATAGCTCCTCCCGAGTTAATGTAGTTCTAGTTTCTGAGATAGTCTTTGCCATATCTAAAAGTTATACGTTATTTGAAATTCGATGTCAGTACCCATCCCTGATTTTATCTTTGGGTAGTAAAAGGTATTGACTCCGAATTTGTAATTAAATCCCTTAGTCTTGATTGAAAGACCAGCTCCCATATCGAAGAGATTATTGAAAGGTCTATATTTGCCATAAATGTATGGACTAAGTGATAACCTTGCAACTTTCTTTCGAGTTAATTGACCTTCATACCAGTTGTAGTTGTACTTATCTAAATCGATTGGGAATAATCTAGTTGAATAAGTGTTAGTCTCCTTATTGAACAGACTTAAGTTCAACTTATCTTTCTTCAAAACAATTTGAACCAGGGAATCTTGGTTACTTATAACTGGCTGCCTTAGCATGGAATCAGGAAAGAGAGTTGGCTGCTTATTATCATGAACTAAGATTTTACCTGGTTCAACTTTTTCTGAGTACTTCTTCTCTGGTTTGAAGGGTTTCTCTGTGTATACTGTATCTGGGATTTCATTGACCGCTAGTTTCAGGGAATCAACCTCTCGAGAAAGTTTGTAATTCCTGAAGCAAAGGTAAATAGTAAATCCTAGAAGTACAATGAACAAGGCCCTTTTTAAATTCTTCATGTTCAAAAATTTTAGGAAGTTCGCACGCTTTAATGATACTATCTATTCGGTAATCGCTTAGCGATTACCTTTATCGAACGAAGTGAGATAATATCCAAATATACTACTTACGATATGATATATGAATAGCTATATATACGCAGATAAATATATAGATATATATACGTAGTATATTATATATCTATATATTTCAAGGCACCCCAGAAACTTATATATAAGACTTTATATATAAAGCTGAAACTCAAGGTTTCTTGGTATTTGCCTTTTTGAGGCATTCCTTAAACCAATAACCTATTTCACCTACTGCCCCTTTGGCAATTGTATATCTTGCCTTGTTAAGCCAATAATGGTAATCCTTAAAATCACCCTCGAAGGTATCGCCATCTTTGTGAAGGTAAATTTCGAATTTATCGGGGAATCCCATAATTGCCTTGAAATCCTCTATTCCCAAAGGGTAGCCATCGGGTCTAAATTGCCTATCTGCAGGTCTGAGAGTTAAGGGAGGTTTATCATACTCCAATCGATACACTCCTGGAAGAGTACTCATCTTTGCAGTTTTGATAGGCCACTTCTTTTCATTCTTGAAATCCCTAACCCAGAGCCTATGTATCTTTGCTACTGTGAGATTCTTCTTCTCTGGAAGCTTTCGATAATCATACATTGCCAGAGTTTTACTCATAAACGGGATCTGGTTAGTATTATTTTCCTGAGAGAATGTGAGTGGTTTTAGTAGATTTCTAGTAGTTGTTGGAGTTTTTACTTGAAATACTTCATCAAAAGCATTCAAATATTTCTTACCCGTTTTTCTATGTACTCCAATGATAAGTAATCTCTTTCGTGATAACTGTGAGTTACCGTAGTCAGAAACGCTTCTTTCGTGAAAAATAAGTTTATAGTCTTCAAGAGTTTTTTGAAGATATTCTTTTGGGAGCAAAGATAGCAAACGAGGTAAGTTTTCAATAAGAAATATCTTAGGTTTATAATGTAAGATTGATTGAATTACTAGATTCAGGGATTTATTCTCTTGGGGATTGCCCAATTCTTTTACTTTTGAAAGCCTCATAATAGAAGATGCTCCACAGTCTGGACTTGAAAGTATGATGTCTGGCTTACAATCTGGGAAGGTTTCATCTTTATAATATGGTATACCACCAAAGTTCAATTTCCACTGCTCTAAGCCTTTAGTATAAAATACTCCTCGAG